CGGACGGCATCAAGAGCGTGCTGACGCCGCTGGAAAAACGCCGTATTCGGGAAGTCCGCGAGACTTACCAGTTCGAAATCTCGCTGCAGCAAATCGCCTGGTATCGCTGGCATCTTGCCGCTGAAAAGGATTCCGACCAGAGCATGATGGACCAGGAATACCCGTGGACGGAGGGTGATGCCTTCGTGGCGACGGGCAGCAAGTTCTTCACCGTCGACGCCATGACCGAATGCATGCGGAAAGCCAAGAAGGAGATGTTTACGACCTTCCGCTACAAGCTCGGCATGAAGTTCGAGGAAACCGACATAAGGCAGGTGCGCGATGTCAGGGCTGAGCTTAGAATTTACGATGACGCCTCTCGATTTGGATACTATGTACTGGGATGCGACCCTGCCTATGGCAGCTCAGACGAAGCTGATCGAAGCGTTATCAGCATCTGGCGCTGCTACGCTGACTGTCTCGTTCAAGTTGCCGAATACTGTTCCACCCAGCCATCGACTTATCAATGTGCGTGGGTACTTGCACATCTGGCGGGATACTACGGCCTGACCTTCCTGATGCCCATCCTTGAGATGAACGGTCCGGGGCAGGCGGTGTTCGACGAACTGGAGAAGGTGCGGCGCTTCGCATCCGAGATCAGGCCGCACGACGAGAACTACCATATCCGCAACATCCTCAGTAACATGCGGCACTATTTCTACAAGCGCATGGACAATCCCGGCGGCGGCGAACTGTTGTACCAGTGGAAGACAACGCACGATCTGAAGACGCGGGCCATGAACCAGATGAAGAACGGCATCGAGCTCGGCCGCATGATCCCGCGCTCGATCCCTCTTCTTGAAGAAATGCGCCAGATCACCAACGAGGGCGGCGTCGTCGGCGCCGCGTCGGGCCGCAAGGACGACCGCGTGATGGCGGCGGCATTAGCGTATCAGGCCTGGAACACCTGGGTGCAGCCGCGGGTCAAGGCGCTCGGACTGACGCTGGAGAAATCGATCGACATCGAGCGAAAGGGCGGTACGCCGCCGCTCGATCGCGTCGTCATGGGCTATTTGAAACGCGCCAACATCGCGCTGCCGCAACAATAACCTTGGAACCTAACAGGCTTTGGTCTATTGGTAACGCAGTGAGGTGATTTGCATGGGCTGCTTCTCCCTCGGCTTCTGGGAAAACGTCTGCATCCTGATCGTGATCATCATCGCGCTCTGGTCGCTGATCCAGCTGCTGTTGCCCTACATCGTTCAGTTCCTGCCCGGCATTGTCGTGCAGATCATCCGCATCGTGATCTGGGCGATCATCGCCATCATCTGCATCAAGATCATCTTCGACCTCCTGGCCTGCCTGCTTGGCGCCGGAGGTGGCCTCGGTCTCGGGTTTCACCACTGACAGACCGCGCCAGTCTCAGATAGAAATACTACCGCCGGCAGAACCGCCGCCGCCCTCGATCTGTAGGGGATGCTGACAAATGAGCGATCAAGGTTGGAATCACGACTGGAACCACCATGCCTGGGAAGATGCGCCCCTTTGGGCTAGAGTCATTCGTGAGATGTTGCGCATCGTCACGCTAAATCAGGAGACCATCATGTCCGCACTTACCGATCTGCAGGCCGCCGTTGCTGCCGAGGATACCGTCATCGCGTCCGCCGTCACCTTGATCCAGGGCATTCCCGCCCTGATCGCCGCTGCCGGTACCGACCCCGCCGCGCTGACCGCGCTGCAGTCCGACATCACGGCACAGGCCACCGCGCTTGCTGCGGCGGTTGCCGCCAACACCCCGGCCGCTACCACGCCTCCGGTCACCACGCCGCCGGCATCGGCCCGCAAGTAGGCATTGCCAACACCGAGTGCCGGACATAGGTTTGCGCCCATGTCCGGCATTCTTCGTTCCTGGATTTGCCAGAACCAACGCTGTGAGGCCTGGTTCGATTCCTACGAGCCCAACCCAGCCTGTCCGAAATGTAGATGCGTACGGACAAGCTGGCGCCCGGCCGGGGGACATATCGGTAACGGCGCCAGGGGAGCAGACAAGGAATTGCGCGCGCTGGCCGACCTGTTCAAGCTGCCAGATCTGAATTCTGCGCAAGAAGGGCGTGGCGCCAAGAAGGTCAACCTGCCTGCCGCACCGCCGCCGACACCGGCCAACGTCCACAATTTCGGAGGTGGCTTCATGGCGGCGATCGATCCCTCGCAGGGCGCGCAGTGCGTGCCGACCGCCAACAAGGTCGACTTCAAGGTCAAGGCCGCACCCGGCACCGCGCTAGCTAAGAATTCCGCCTATCCCGAAATGAGCTCTAACACCGCGATCGAGGCGAGGCACAAGCCATGAACCGAATTCTGTTTAACGTCGGTCGGTTCTTTCTGATTCACGCCAGCGGCGACAACGAGGATGCCCTCATATTTGCGTATATTCCGCCCGATAGCGCCGGCCGAGGCTTTAGCATTTCGTGGCGCCCGACTTTCGAGATAAGGCCGCTGTTCCGATGATCATTCCGTCCTCATCAGAGCGCCGCGACGAATTCGTGCAATGGGTGGTAGACACCTGCATGGACTCCCGCAAAGACCGCAAGGATTTGTACGACCGCCGTCGCCAATTCTTCCTCTACGGTGGCGAAGACCCCGACCAGGTGATCTATAACCGGATCGAAAGCCATCTCGACCTGGTGGCAAGCTTCCTCTACTCGCCGGACCACGCCACATTCTCGTTGAGCGCGCCGCTCAATTCCCCGGACGAGGTGGTCAAGCAGTACATGAGCGCGCAGGACGCCTTCAACAACGACTTCCGCGACGCCGGCATGTTCGATTTCTTCGGCGACGCGCTGATTGGCGCCTTGGAGTTTGACAGCGTGATCCTCAAGTCGGGCTGGAGCGATGTCAACGACGACCCGACCTGCCAATTGATCATGCCGTGGCAGTTCGGGGTGTTCGCCGAGGAGGTCACCGAACTGGAAAGCCAGCAGGCGTTCTGCCATTCCTACCATATCGACTATGACAATGCCTGCCAGCGGCTAAGCCGCGCCGGCCTTACCGACAAGATACCCATCCTGTCAGTGGTCAACTCGCCGCAGGAATCGCCATTCCCCGAAATGATCACAAGGATGATCATCAGCCAGACCGGCGGCGAAAACCTTGCAGGCCCGATCGGCGGGTCGCTCAATCCGACCTACACCTCGCGCGCCACCTATCACGCCAGGATCGACCGCCCGCTGGTCGAATTCCACGAATGCACGATCTGGGATGACGAATGCGAGGATTACCGGGTGTTCTGGGTAGTGGCGCCGGGCCTCGTCATCGCCGACAGTAAGCGCACCATCGAGGCGCTGAAGGGCACGGAAGGTTTCCGGGCCCAGCGCAAGCAGCAGGAGCCGTTCTACAATACGAAGTGCAACCCGTTCCTGCCGCGCGAGCATCCCTATACGCTGGTGCGCCCCTACTCGATCTACGAGTACTTCTGGGGCAAGGCCCATATCGAGAGCCTGATTCCCCTGCAAACCTGGTCCAACGAACGGCTCGACCAGATCCACGACATCCTGGAACGTCAGGCCTACCCGCCGCGGGTCGGTTCGGGCTTCATGGGGCTTTCCGACGAGAAGATGGAAGCGTTCGGCGGCGCCGACTCCTGGGTGATGGACCAGTTGCCCAACGCCGCGATCAAGGAACTGTACCCGGAAATGCCGCCCGACATCTTCTCCGACTACATGCAGATCGGCCAACTCTTCATGGAAGCGTCCGGCTTGACCGAGGTGGTGCAGGGCAAGGGCACCGCCGGCGTGCGCTCCAAGGATCACGCCAAGCAACTCGCCACCACCGGCGCCGGCCGCATCAAGAAGACCGCGCTGAAACTGGAGGGGCCGCTGGTGCGGCTGGGTGACCTGACCTTCAAGCTGCACATGCGCAACGACGACAACCCGATCATCCCCGATCCCAAGGAGGATGGCAAGGAGGGCAACCCGTTCTACTACGCCAACATGAGCGAGGAATATTCATTGCGCATCGCCGGTCACTCGCACTCGCCGCTCTATGCCGATGACAGCAAGGAACTGGCCGCGTTCCTGTTCAAGGCACAGGCGATCGACGCCGAGGGCCTGCTGCGGCTCTTGAACCCGCCGGACCGCGACAACCTGATCCATAGCTTGCGCGCGCGCGCCAAGAAGAAGGCGCAGGCCGATCTGATGAAGATGAAGATGGGCATCCCGCCGGACGGGGCGAAGCCGAAGGGCAACGGCAAGGCCGCGCATCCTTGACGCAGCTAACGATCGTGATAGCCTCGTCGCACTGAAACGGGCGTTTCGGACCTCCCCATCCGATTACGACCGCCATTCCTCCAACCAGGAAGGGAGCATACCATGGCCAAACGTCGTCATCGTCGCGGCGGCCGGAAGCACCGCCGGAAGTAAGGAGCACCAAGTCCGAACCGAACACCCCGCACCCACACGCGGGGTGTTTGTTTGCCTGCCATTGACGCAGCCACTTAAAGCGGCGTATCAATTGCGCCATGGAAGCACCTGGTGCACCGCTCGCCCCGCCGCCGGCACCTCCCGGTGGGCCATCGATGCCTTCCTCTCCCGCCGGAGGCCCGGCTGGTCCGGGCGGATCGCCGGTGATGTCGCCAGGTGGCGGTGCCGGCAACAAGGCTGCCGCTGTGCAGTCCGTGAAAGCCGTGATGCCGATGCTGCTCAAGGCCAGTATGGCGTTCGAGGCCGGTTCGAAAGAGCAGCAGGCGCTGTTGCGCGCGATGTCCTCGCTCAATCCGATTTTTGGCAAGGCGGAACAGGCCAACATGGTCCCGGCGGGCCTTGCCCAGATGGCTATGGCCAACAAACAGGGACCGCTATCGGCAGCCCCGCCGCCGGGCATCGTATCCAACAACACCCCGCCTCCCGGCATGGGCGGCGGCGCAGAAGGAGAAGCGGCATGACGGAATACCTGAGGCCGAAGGTCAAGACCGGCAATCTGCGCACCCGCCGCATGGAAGAAGGCATCTTTCGCAACCCGCCGGAATATACCGCGCTCGGCGGCTTCACCTCATCGGAGAAACTCACTTCGCCATCCGGCGAGCGCTACAAGACCGGCCGCCCGACGCTTGAGCGCGGCGGACCATCCGCTCAAAAAGGCAAGCCGATCTGATGACCGACACCCACCAGGCGCCTCCTGCCGACGAGCTGCGCGAGCTGTTCCTGAAACTGGCACACGACAAGAAAACCCGCAAGACCATCGCCAAGGCGATCCGCGAGATCGCGCCCGACAGTAAGCACGCCGCCGCGTTCGCCGACGTGGATGTCGAAGACAAGTTCGAGGCCTTCAAGCGCGAGCAGGAAGAGGCGGCGATCAAGCGGCAGCAGGACGAGATGCTGGCCCAGATGAACGTCAAGCGCGCCCGCCTGCTCAACGGCGACACCTCGGGGCGGAAATATTCCGAGGATGATGTCAAGAAAATCGAGGAACTGATGCAGAAGAAGGGCATCAGCGACTACGAGGACGGCGCCACGCTGTACGCCGCGACGCTGCCCCCGGTCGAGCCAAATCTGGACAACGAGCCGCCGCAGCACGGCGCCACCTGGGAAATGCCTGAATTCGCCAAGTTCGGCACGGATCCGACCAAGGCGGCGCGCGACACCGCGCATCAGGTGATCGGCGAATTCATGCGGAAGAAACGCTAGGCGCAACCTATAGGAGTACTTTGCTGTGCCACAATTTGGATCAGGCATAATTCCCGCAAGTGGCGCCATAGCGTCAGAACTATCCTCGGTTGTACGTCGCGCCTACATGCCCCGCGTCTACGTCCAGCTCTGGAAATCCGCGCCGCTGATTGCCGCGCTGTTATCCTCGGCCCAGGTGGCGACCGGCGGTCTGTCGCCGATCACCGCCCCCTTGCAGGGCGCGCCGATGGTTTCCGGCCAATGGGTCGATTACAGCGGCAGCTTCCAGCAGCCCGGCGTGCAGCCCGGCATCCAGAACGCCGAATTCAACCTCAAGGCCTTCGTCACCACGATCCCGTTCCTCGGGATGGAGGGCCTGGTGCAGCTGGACTATTCCGTCGTCCCCCTGATCGAAGCGAGGATGAATGACTCGACCAACGTCACGATCGATACCTTTGCCACATCCCTGTTCAACAACGTCAGCAACCAACAGCAACTTATTGGCTTACCTGCTGCCATCGATGACGGCACCTTCTCCGCCACCTACGGCGGTGTCTCCCGAACTACAAACACCTTCTGGAAGTCCACCTACGTCCACGGCACCGGCACCACCACGCCGACCCGCAACCTGATGCTGCAGTATATCGCCCAGGTCTCGAAAACGACCGGCGAGATGCCCACACTCGGCATCATGGGCTTCGGCACCTGGACCTTGCTGGCGCAAGACTTCACCAGCCAGGAGCGCTACAACATCACGCCGGGATCGGCCTTCGGCGCCGACACCAAGGTGCAGTCTCTATTCAGAGCATTGGATGTCGCCGGCGTGCCGTTCTACGCCGACCCGTACTGCCCGGAAGGCACGTTATACTTGGTCAACAACAACTACCTGTCGCTGTTCCTGCACGAGCGCGCCGCATTCTCGTTCACCGGCTTTGAGTCGACGCTGCCGAACAACCAGTTGGGCTATATCGGCGCGATCCTGTCGCTGCTCGAACTGGTCGACGTGAAGTGCAAGGCGCACGGCAAGTTCGACGGTCTTGCATTCCTGAACATCTGAGGGCGCTATGGCACAAACCCGCGGCAATTTTCCTTATCCCTACGCCCAGAGCCAGGAAGGCTACTCGGCCATCACGCTGGGCACCGGCGGCACCTGGTATCTGCCGCCCGGCGAATGGATCTGTACCATTCCGACCAATCTGGTGCTGCAATGGTGGAACCCGCTCGCCAACTCATGGGTGACCGTCACAGCGGCGAGCGACTTCATTTCGTCTGACGGCACCAACATCCGGGTGCTGAATACCACCGGCATCGTCCAGGTTGCTTCCTTCACCGCTGGCACCACCGGCACCAACGGCATCGGCACCGCCGGCTCCGGTGTGGTGGCGTTCTCCGCATCCAACACCACCGGCGGTGTGCAGGCCACCGGCTACGTCATCGTCGGCGGCACCGTGGCCGCCCCCACCATCACGCAAGCCGGATCCGGCTTCCTGGTGCCGCCGCTGGTGGTCTGCGATCCGCCGCCGATCGGCGGTATTCAGGCCACCGCCGTTGCAGCACTCTCCGCCACCGGAACCATTGCCTCGGTGACCATCGTCAACGCCGGTGCCGGCTATGCCTCGATCCCGAACTGGTTCGTCATTCCGCAGCCGGCCTATTACACCGGCGCACCCTCGGGTGGCCTTGCCGCCGCGGCCGGCGCACCACCTCCGGGTCTGGTGTTCCCGACCAACGCCGTCCCCGGCAACCAGAACACCTCGCCCGTCGGCGTGCAGTTGACCGGAACGGCGCTGACCGGCTCGGGCACCGTCACCGGCGTCGTCATGATCAACAACGGCTCGGGCTATACCGGCACCCCGACCGGCACCATCACCGGCGTCGGTGCTGCGACCGTTACCGTCACCGCGGTCACCGCGGCGGCCAACGCCACCGCGTTCTTCCAGCCGCGTGTCCAGTAGGAGACCCACATGCCCACCAAACCGACCTACACCATGAAGCCGGAGGCCAAGATCGTGTCGGTCACGCTGCTGCCGACCGGCCGGGTGCTGCTGGCCACCGAAAACCATCTCTATGAACTCGACGGCTCCGGCACATGGCAGCCGATGAAGTTCGGCCTCCCGGTCGAGCCGGAGCCGATTCCCGATCCACCCGGCGCAGCCAAGCCCGGCCTGTTCGGCACCCCGCACTCGGAGCCCGTGTTATGAAGCGCTTTCTGTTAGGCGCCGCGCTGCTGCTCGGACTGGTAGGTCAGGCCAGCGCGCAATCGACCGCACTCACGCCGGTCACCACCACCGTGTCTGCCGTGGCAGCCGCGACCATGGCCGCACTGCCGGCCAACCCGACCCGGCACGCCGTCACGGTCTGCAATGGCAACGCCACGCTGTTCGTCACCGTCACGACCGGCACCGTGGTCCCGGTGTCCCTGACCACGGGCCAAGTGCTGCAGACCGGCAACGTGGTGGCGTCCTGCTTCACGTTCGGCAACCCCGGCGGCTCCAGTTTTGCAGGCGCGGCGATCAATGTGATCTGCTCCACCGCCGGACCCTGCCCGGTGACATTTTTCGAGTATTTCTGATGCCTGACGAGAAGATGCGCGGCAAGGAGATGTTCGGCGAGAACTACAGCGTCAACCAGCGCATTCGCGGTGGCGCCTTCGTCTCGCGGCTCAACCCGGCGATCGTGTCCAGCCACATCAATGCCGACATCGGCGCCAAGCACCTGCCGATGCCGATGGTGCGCTCGACCTTCCAGCGCAAGGCGGTGCCGGAGCAGGACAGTAACCGGCTGCAGCGCATCGAGATTTTGAACCGGAAATTCAAGAAATGAGTCTCGACGAGAAATATCGCATCCATTACGTGCGGGTCACCAACAAGGGCGACACCGATTTCACCGATATGTTCGACGGCGTGCCGGTGACGATCGAGGCGAGGGCGTCGCAGAACCTGCCGCCCGACATGGCCAACCATCTGTTCGGCTACCGTGACGGCGCCAGCAAGGAAGAGATGTTCAGGTACACCGCTAAGCGTCAGGGCTGGAACACGCCGGCGCATCTGGTCCGCACCAAGGGCAGGACTGAGGCGGAGCGGCTGTTCGACCAGTTCGACATCGCGCAGGTGACCTACCGCATGGTCGAGGACAAACCCGATCTGGAGGCGCCGATCCCGGCTGACCCGGAGGTGCCGACGGAGCCACCCGCACCCGACGAGCTCCCGGCATTGCCGCAGCGCCCCACCAGGCGAGGGGCGGCGTGATGAATGCTGCTATCCGATTACATCACCCAGGTTCAGTTCCTGCTGCATGACCAGACCAATGCCGATTTCACGCAGTCCGAACTGACCAACCAGATCAACGACGCCCGCGTTGCGGTGTCGCTCGATTTCCATTGCTGCAGGCAGGCTTACCTGTCCCCGGCCGCCAACGCTCCGAACCCGTCGCTCTATGCGCCGGTGTCCACCATCCAGAACCAGGAAATCTACCCGCTCAACGGTGCCAACGGCCAGAACGGCATCGTGGTCGGCGCCAATGTGCTCTCTGGTGGCAGCGGCTATAGCCCGGCCACCACCGTGACCTTCGGTTCCGGCCCGACGGGTTTCGTGCAGGCAACCGGCGTGCCCGTCATTGCCAGCGGCGTCATCACCGGCATCAACATGACGGCGTGGGGCACCGGCTATAACCCTGCATTTCCGACCACCTCGCCAAGTGCGCAGCAGCCGCCGACCGTGACGATCGCGGATGTCGGCGGGGGCACGGGAGCGATCGCAACTGCCACCATGTTCAACAACGTGTTCAACGTGCTGAGCATATCGTATCTGTGGGGCAACCAGCGCTACATGCTGCGCTACCGCGGCTTCTCGCTGTTTCAGGCCTACATGCGTTCGCAGCTGTTCTTCACCCAGCGCGGCCTGATCTGGACGATCCATGAACAGATGGGATACGTCCTGATTCAGCCGCCTCCCGACCAGAACTATGTCACCGAATGGGACGTGCTGTGCACGCCGCTGCCGCTGCTCAATCCCGGCGATACCGACACCCAGATCGTGCAGCCATGGTCGGACGCGGTGCAGTATTATGCGGCCTACAAGTGTCTGTTGAAACTGCAGAACTTCCAGCAGGCCGAGTTCATGCTGAAACTATACTCGGCGCGGGTGCCCAAGATCATCATCGGCGCCGGCGGGGTCCGCATCCCCAACCCGTACCACAAGACGTTCCAGCGCCGCGTATCGAGGTGAGCCATGCCGCCCGGCCAGGTGCAGCGCGCTGAAAGCAAGTTCATCGTCTTCGAGCAGTTCGAGAAGATGAACACCCAGAGCGTGCGCCAGGCGCTCAACGAGAAGGAGCTGGCGTGGCTGGAAAACCTGCAGCCGATCGCCGGCAATAATCTGACCACGGTACCGGGTCCGAACACCGCAATTTCCAACATCGCTGAGACGATCAACCTGCAGTATTATGCCAATCTCGGCGCGGTGGACTACATCATATCCTTCACCACGGTGGGCGGCGGCTGGGCCACCAATATCGCCACCGGCATCTCGACCGAGTTTGCGCCCCCCGGCACCTTCTCCAACCCCGATATGACGGTGTGGCAAAGCCAGCGCATCCTGATCAACGACCCGACATCGGGCTATGCGACATGGGACGGCACCGCGTTCGCGCAGCAGGGTGGGGTGTCGCCGGTCATCAACCTGACCAACGGCGGCGCCAACTACACCTCAGTTCCCACCGTCAACATCACCGGCGGTTCCGGCACTGGCGCCACCGCGGTCGCCACCATCGGCACGCCGGCGGTCACCAAGGTCAAGGTGATCAACGGCGGATCGCAATATGGCCCGGCGCCGGGGGTGGTGTTTGCCGGCGGTGGTGGCATTGGTGCGGCGGCGACCGCCAGCATCGATCCTCGCGGCGTCAACACCATCACCATCACCGATCAGGGCGCCTACCAGAACATCAACCTGCCGTCACCGATCGCGGTGGTGTTCTCGGGCGGCGGCGGATCCGGCGCATCGGCGCAATGCACCTTCACCGTCAACGGTTTCGGTTTCTTCGTGGTGCAGTCGATCGTCATCATAACCGCTGGCTCGAACTATAGTTCGGCGCCCGCCATAGCGATCACGGGCGGCACGATTGGATTTGGTGGTCATGTCGCCACCGCCACCTGTACCGTCGGCAATGGCCGCGTGCTCTCGATAGCCGTCACCAGCGGTGGGTCGGGCTACACCTCGGCGCCCACCGTATCGTTCAGCGGCGGCGGCGCGGGTACTGGTGCGACCGCGGCGGCGGTGGTGGGCGGCTCCAGCGTCACGTCCGTCACCCTGACCAATCCCGGTTCCGGCTATCTGGCGTCCGATACGCTGACGGTCGGTTTCTCCGGCGGCGGCGGCACGGGCGCGGCGGCCAACGCCCATGTCTGGCCGTTCGTGCCCGTCGGCAATACGATCGCGGTGTTCGGCGGCAGGGTATGGCTCAACGGCGCCTCGCCCGGCGGCCTGTTCCGGCTGCTGCAGTACACCGGCACGGCGGGCTTCGACGATTTCAGCGCGGGCAATGCCTCGGGCTCGCTGACCATCACAGATGCGGACCTTACTCACTCCATCACGGCGCTGCGCAACTACAACAACTACCTGTTCATCATGGGCGACCAGTCGATCAAGCAGATCGGCAACATCTCGCTCAATGCCGCCGGCAACATCACGCTATTCACCATCCTGACGCTATCGAGCGACCAGGGCACGATCTACACCAATAGCTGCGGCTCGTTCAATCGGGTGTTCTTCTTCGCCAACACCAACGGCGTCTATGCGGTGTTCGGCAGTAGCGTGCAGAAGATATCCGACGACATGGACGGCATCTTCAAGCTCATTGACTTCACCCAGGAGCCGCAGGCCTGCATCTGC